CTTCTTTCTGAATCAGGGCTGTGGAACCTTTTGCAACAACACGCATATCTGACTTGACCATCTCGTCATCGTTCCAAGTCATATTCCAGTCATAAAGACTACGTATCATTGGTTTTGTTAGGTAATCATCAATATTCTTGATGACGGTCTTTATTGATAAGTTTCCAGACGCCATCAGCATAGAGAGGCCAGACGCTGTACGCCCTGTTCCCGTAACGCCCGTTTGTCCGTGTAAAACAGAAGGGATACCTGTTTCTTCATCTGAAAGCTGACGAGCAATCTGGTACATCTGTATATTTTCAGGTGCAGTATTAGGAAACTTTAGCCCGTTAATAGCTGTGCCGGTGACACCCGACTGCCTGCGGAATACCTTGCCGGGGAAGATGTCAAAGTTTTGGCCGGGGACAAGAGAAGCCTCATCCACGTCAAAGACGAGGTTTCCAGCAAGAGCCAAGTTGTCAATTGCCATACGAACGTGCCCGTTCATAAGCATCTGAGCATCTTCCATGTTTTCTGCTACACCTACTCCCCAAATCTGATAGGGGTTAATTTCATAGGGGAAGGCGTGATACGGAATACGCGCAGGAGTAAACGGGTTTAAAACACACCGAAGAACTTCTGTACCGCAAACCCATGCGTTAATTTGAACTTGGTCCAACTCCGATATTGTATCCGGCAAATCTAGCCCAACTTCACGAGCAAACTTAGCGTCTAAAACACCCCAGTACTCGAGAACCTCGAAACGATTTTCTTGATAGTACGGCTCAGTATCATCCTCCCGGATGGTATCCTCGTAATACTTGTCCTCGTAATTCGGGCCTTTGATTAAAGTATTTTCAATAGCGTCAATATTAAAGAAAGGACGATTAGCTAGGCTACGTAACTGTTGCCTGTTCATCCGGTGCCGCTCAATCACATATTCGCAGTCTTCGAGGCTGGTGGCCGAGGGGTCTGGGTGAAAATCCCACACGGAGACTTCCTCTAAACGCGGAACAATCTTTTCGTAAGGGTCGTAGTACCGTTCCCCGCTTTCTTCATCTTTGCCCCAACGATGAATTCGCTTGTAAAAATTAAACGGTCCTTTTACGATGCCGGTTCCTAGTAAAGCACTCTCAAAGATAGCATGACGTAACACATTTACTGCACCCGTGTCTAAAAGCTGATCGTGCATGTGCTTTTCGAGTATGCGAGCAGACTCAGCGGCAGGTTGTACTTGGGGCTCGCCTGCTTTTGCTGGGCCTTCTACAACGTTCATACCCTCGTACTTTCCGAGGGGAGTAGCTTCAGTTGCGCCGGGAGCTAACTCACGTCCATCTCCGGGAAATCCGAAAGGACTTGTCTGTTGTTGCTCATCAAGAGGGGTTTGTAAATGAGCGAATTCTGCAATACCTTCAGGTACAGGTGTGCTCTCCACAACAATTGGAAACTTCTTGTTAGCGAACAAAATGTCGATTATCTGACCGTATGCGGCAAGAACTTTAGTCTTTGTAATCTTAATGAATACTTTAGACCTTTCAGAATCACGATACTGTGTTGTGCTATCGTATATTCCTCGAAAGTTCTTATACGCTTGAAGCCAGCGTTGCTCAAATGTGCGGCGACCGTTCTCAGCATCCTCAAACTTGTGTTGGATGTGGGCGGCAAGACCGCGCATCTGCTCTTCAGCATTTTCTACTGGAACTTCAACGTCCGCAGATGGTTGGAGGAACCCCTCTGCCATATCTAGTACCTAGCTTTTTAAATTAAGAATATAGGCTCGTGTCACCAGCAAGACGGTCAAGTTCGCCTGTTACTGTTGGCTTTGTTTGCTTCTTAGGCATGTCTTCAATCAACACGTCTGTCTTTGCAACAGTGTCAAACTCGAGACCCTCGCGTACGAGATTGTTTTCGCCGCAGTTGTAGTCGATGCCATACTTATCAGCATTCATAATATCTTTCATTGTATTCCCTCTGAGTTAGGATAGGTTACTTTAATATCAGGTCTGATTCCCTGAAGTTCATTCATTTGATCGTCTAAAGTAGGCTTTGTGCCAAATTTTTTATCGTATTCTTGAATTCTGGATTGTTGTTCTTGTATTACTCGTTGATCA